CTCGACGACCCGCAGACCGACGAGTCGGCGCGCAGCGATCAGCAGGTACGGTCCCGGATGGAAACGCTCAACGGCGCGATCCTGAACCTCGCCGGTCCCGGTCAGAAGATTTCCGGCATCATGCCGTGTACCGTGATCCGTCCCGGCGACATGGCGGATCAGATTCTCGACCGCGATAAGCACCCGGCCTGGCAAGGCGAGCGCACGAAGCTGGTCTATTCCTTCCCCGACAACGAGAAGCTCTGGGACAAGTACGCGCAGATTCGCTCGGACAGCTTCCGCAACGACGGCGACGGCCACGAGGCCACCGAGTTCTACCGCACGCATCGCAGCGAAATGGATGCGGGCGCGGTGATCGCCTGGCCGCAGCGCCACAACGAGGATGAACTGTCGGCCATCCAGCACGCGATTAACCTGCGCTTGCAGGATGAACGGGCGTTTTGGGCCGAATACCAGAATGAGCCATTGCCCGAAGATGAAGGCGACGGTGATCAACTCTCCGCCGAGGCCATCGCCGCCAAGACCAACGGCCATCCTCGTGGCTGCGTACCGATCGGGGCCAGCCACCTGACGATGTTCATCGACGTGCAGGGCAAGATGCTCTTTCACGCGGTGGTCGCGTGGGAGGACGACTTCACCGGCTACCTGCTCGATTATGGAACCTATCCCGATCAGCAACGCGGATATTTCACGTTGCGTGAGGCACAGAAGACGCTCGGTCGTGCCGCGCCGGGTGCAGGATTGGAAGGCTCCATCTATTCCGGGCTGGAGAAGCTGACCGACGATTACCTGTCCCGAAGCTGGCGACGTGATGATGGGGCCGAACTGCGGATCGAACGCTGCCTGATCGATGCCAACTGGGGGCAGTCCACCGACGTGGTCTATCAGTTCTGTCGCCAGAGCGCCCACGCCAGCCTGGTCATGCCCAGCCACGGGCGCTACGTTGGCGCGTCGAGCATCCCGTTCAGTGAGTACAAACGGAAACGCGGCGAACGGGTCGGGCATCACTGGCGCATCCCCAACGTGCAGGGACGCCGTCAGGTGCGCCACGTTCTGATCGACACCAACTACTGGAAGAGCTTCATCCACGCCCGGCTGTCGGTGGCCATGGGCGATCCAGGCTGCTTGTCGCTATTCGGCCGCAAGCCCGCCGAGCATCAGCTCATCGCCGAACACGTCACGGCCGAATACCGCGTGCGGACCGAAGCGCGTGGCCGCGTGGTGGATGAGTGGAAACTGCGCGCAGGCAAGCCGGACAATCACTGGTTCGATTGTCTCGTCGGCTGTGCCGTTGCCGCCAGCATTCAAGGCGCGGTCCTACCGGGCACTGAAGCCAAGGCCGCTCCTGCGCGACAACGGCTGCGGCTTTCGGAGATTCAAAGGAGCAGACGGTAAATGGCCCAGGCAACCGACAAAACATCGCTCCAGCAGAAACGCGGCCTCGAATGCCCCAAGTGCGGCTGCGCCCATTTCCGAGTGCTCTATACACGTCGCGCGATGGCCGGTCGATTGCTACGCAGGCGTGAATGTCGTTATTGCGGACGGCGTATCACGACGTATGAGGCCAGCGCAACGACCACTTCATAGCCTCAATCCGCCTGCCAAGTTCTACATGCGGAACAATCTCCACCCCTCGCCACCATCTCACGCCCGTTTTTGTCTCGGCCGGGTAATTGACTAATGCCCACCACATTCAGGTCGGGCACAGGAGTCCATCTTGGCTGAAGACCTCGACAACACGATCCGCGAGAACGCCGCCGGGCCGAAGCGTGCCTCGGGTGACAGCGGCAGCGTCGAACAGCACTCGCTGAGCGACCAGATCGCCGCCGACAAGCACCTGGCCAGCAAGCAGGCCGCGTCCGGCAAGGGCCTGGGCATCCGCAAGGTCAAACTTTCGCCTCCGGGGACTGCATGATGTGGCCATTCGGCAATAAAGCAACCCGTAAGACTCGTTCCTTCGCGCGGATGATCCAAGCGAAGTTCGATGCGGCGGTCACCAATGCCGACAACGTGCGGCACTGGGCGAATGCCGACGGCCTGAGCGCCGACGCGGCGGCTTCGGCCGACGTGCGGCAGACGCTCCGCAACCGCGCCCGCTACGAGGTGGCGAACAACTCTTACGCCAAGGGCATCGTCCTGACGCTGGCTAACGACTGCGTGGGCACCGGCCCGCGTCTGCAACTGCTGAGCGAAGACCCGGAGATCAACCACATCGTCGAGACGGCGTTTGCCGACTGGGCGCGTGAGATTCGCCTGGCCGAGAAGCTCCGAACGATGCGGATGGCCAAGGCGACCGACGGCGAGGCGTTCGCGCTATTGACGGGCAATCCGGTGCTAAGGTCGCCGGTGAAGATCGACGCTCAACTGGTCGAAGCCGACCGGATCACGAATCCGGCCCTTCGGCTGACGGATGACACCGCCGTGGACGGCATCCAGTTCGACCGCCACGGCAACCCACGCCAGTACCTGGTCCTGCGGAAGCACCCCGGCCAGACAAGCTTCCCTTCGACCGTCGATGCGTTCGACCGTGTGCCGCTGGAGGGCATGATTCACTGGTTCCGTCCTGACAGGCCGGGCCAGCATCGCGGCGTACCGGAGATCACCCCCGCGCTTCCGCTATTCGCCCAACTGCGACGCTACACACTGGCAGTTCTAGGCGCTGCCGAGACGGCGGCGGACTTCGCGGCGGTGCTGTTCACTGACGCGCCAGCCAGCGGTGAAGCGGCGGCAGTCGAGCCGATGGACATCGTCGAACTCGAGAAACGCATGGCCACCGTATTGCCTGATGGCTGGAAGCTCGGACAGATCAAGGCCGAGCAGCCGGGTACGACGTACGGTGAGTTCAAACGCGAACTGCTCAACGAGATCGCCCGCTGTTTGAACATGCCGTTCAACGTCGCGGCGGGTAATTCGTCTGGCTACAACTACGCCTCCGGTCGCCTGGACCACCAGACCTACTTCAAATCCATCCGCGTCGAGCAGGCTGACTGCAACAGCGTCGTGCTCGATCCGCTGTTCGCCGCCTGGCTGAGCGAGGCAAAGCTTCTCCGCGACTTCACCTTCCTCCGTGGCATCGACGCGCTGCCGCACCAGTGGTTTTGGGACGGCACCGAACACGTCGACCCGGCTAAGGAAGCCAGCGCCCAGGCCACGCGGCTGGGGAACAACACGACCACGCTGGCGACCGAGTACGCCCGCCAGGGCAAGGACTGGGAAACCGAACTGCGCCAGCGGGCCAAGGAAAAACAACTCATGAAGGAACTGGGGCTCAGCGATGCCGAAACCCAGCCCGAAGAACCGTCGCAAGACGACGAGGAGGACGACACGGATGTCGAAGACCAACGACAAGCAGCCTGAGTTCGTGACGATGCGCGGACCACTGACGGTCGAAGCGGCCGAGAGCGAAAAGGCGCTCCCGCAGTTCCGCATGGTCGCCTACACGGGCGGGCTGATGCGGATCGCCGGGTTCCCGCACCCGGTTGTGGTTGACCTGGCGGGTCTGGACATCCCGTCGCAGAACCTTCCGATCCGCCTGGACCACGAACGCCGCCAAGGCGTCGGCCACACCCATCGAGTCACCGTTGACAACGGCCAACTCGTCGCCGAGGGCCTGATCAGTCGCGACACTTCGTGGGCGCGGGATGTGGCCCGAAGCGGAGTTAACGGCTTCCCCTGGCAGGCATCCATCGGCGCGGCCGTCGTTGAGGCCGAGATGGTGCCCGCCGGACTCAGCGTTAAGGTCAACGGCCAATCGTTCACCGGCCCCGTGCATGTGGTGCGGCAGGCGGTGCTCAAAGAGATCAGTTTCGTCGACAGCGGTGCCGACACGGGCACCACGGCCCGCATTGCAGCCCAAGACAAGGAGAATCACGCGATGAGCGACAAGGACGTCACCACCATGGAAACCACCGAGCAGACCTCGGAAACCCAGGAGCAGCAGGACACGCAGATCGAAGCGCGGGCGGATGAGGGCACGGACGCCCCGTCCGTCAACGACTCGGTCCAGGCCATGCGCGCCGAAGCGGCCGCAGAGAGCAAGCGGATCGCCGCGATTCGCAACGTCTGCGCCAGCAAGCACCCCGACATCGAGGCCAAGGCCATCGAGGACGGTTGGGACGCCACGCGCACGGAACTGGAGGTGCTTCGCGCCTCGCGGCCCAGCGCGCCCGGCGTGATCAGCGGACGCGCCGACACCAATCCGAAGGTGATCGAAGCGGCCGCGTGTCTGGCGACCAACGCCTTCAGCGACGAGCAACTGGTCAAGGACTACGGCGAGCAGACGCTCGACGCCGCTAGCCGGTTCCGCAACATTGGCGTGGCGGGCGTGATCCGCCTGGCTGCCGCCGCCGAGGGGCACTACATCCCGGCGGTGGGCGCGAGCCCGACGGAGATTCTCGAGGCTGCCGCCAGCACGATGAGCCTGCCGGGGATCATGTCCAACATCGCCAACAAGAGCCTGCTGGCGGG